AGTAGCGTATTGCCAACGCCTTTAAGCGAAGCCGTGACGGCTTCCGTTGACTTTTGAAGCGCTTTCATGCGCTTCTCTGCCTGCGCCATTGTTGTTTTGAAACTGGCAAGCAGCTTTGCGCCAACGGCAAAGTTTGCGACGTATTGCTTTTGTGCCGCTGTAGCCATTACGGCGGCTTTTGCTCCGCTCTAAGTTGTTCGATTAGCTCGTTCATGTATTGCAAAACTTCGTCAATCGGCAGCCCCATCCAGTAGTCGACTGCACCCATGCCTGAGCGAGCAAGGCGCACGCAAATTGTGCGTAGTGCAGCAGTTACGCTTTGGCCTCTTCCGGCGAGCTGCCGCAGGCTTTTAGGACTTCAACCCGCAATGGCGTGTAATAACGCCGTGGCAGCTTTTGAATCACCCCCAATGGCACGTTTGCGCGATGCGCCGCAATTATCTGATGATACAAGTGCTTCATTTCAGGCAGCACAACTTCGTCCTTTTCAGGCTTGTAGCGGTGATTGAACTCGCGCTCGGCACGTTGGAAGTCCTTGCCAGTCATGGCATCGAAATCGAAGATCAGCACGCCGTATTTTTCGCCGTCAAACTCCATTGGCGGCTCAATACGCATGCGCAGTGGCAACTGCGCCGCGCCAACTTCCAGCTCGCGGAATTGCTGCTGTGCTGCGGCTTCGTTTTCGTTGTTGCCGCCAGCTGGCACTTCGGCGTCCGGCAGTGGCGGCGTGTCTCGTGTTTGCAGTAGTGTTTGATCCATAGCTGCGTTTGTAGCACGCCTGCTACATGCCAATCAACTGCCGAATTGTTGCGCCAGTGTCGATAAGCTGTATGCCGTCCGACCAGCGGCACACGGCGTTTTCCTTGTTCATTTCGAACATCACAGCGTCGTTGTGCAGCGCACGGATGCCGATCAACTCATACTCGCTAACGCTCTCGCCTTTTGCGCCAACTTCCAGCTTGCCCAAGTTAAAGCTCTTGGGCGCTGTGGTCATAATAAAGCGCCAGCCTTCGTGGATGATTTGGCCTGTGCCGCTGTCGTGAGATTGCACGGCTGCCCATGCGTCAAGCACTGCGCCGTCCTGTATTGTGGCAAACACAGCATCGTCCGTAATTGTTAGCCAATTAAGCGTGACGGTGATGGCTTGGAAGTGCGCCTGTATAGGCATGTCGATCTCGCCAAAAATGCCGCTGCCTTTGAGCGAATCTGTCAAGTTCTGCAAGTTGCCGAGCGTTACGTCGGCCAAGCCAATAAGCCTGCGGCCGTCCTTGAAGATCGAGTAATTGGCTACGTGATTTGGGATTTTCATTGCTGCGTTTGCTCCTTACTTATTTGTGTTTGTTAGGCTGCTACGGCTCCCGCCTCTTGCGGGAACAGGTTGCTCACATACGGAATCCAGTATTCAACGCGGAAATCCAGCCACTCCGCAGGCGTTGGAACTGCGATGTAAATGTGGAAAACGTAGTGGCCGTTTAACAGTTCTGTGGTCGGGTTTTCGTCCTGCCTGAACTCAATGCGCGCGCCAAGCAGCGCCTCAGTGGCGGCAAGGCCGTCCAGCCACAGCTGCAGCGAGTTTACAACGGCGTCGATTAGCCGCCTGTTGCCCGGATCGTCCACCTTTTGCCAAATGGTCAGCACAGTTGTGTTGCCAATGTAATCAAACGTGCGGCGCACGGGGATGAACATGTCCTTTACGTCCGTGTTGGACGGGTATGCGGCCGTCCGGTTGCCCCAACTGCGCCAGCCGCCAATAAAGTTGAGCGCCGTAACAACGCCCTGCGAGTTCAGGTAATTGGCGTCGATCAAGTGCATTGGCAGCTCGCTGCCGTCGGCAATCTGGAGCGCGTTCATGCGCAAGTTTTTGTTGGACGGGCTGTAATACGGCACGCCGCCGCCTTTGTAAGTGTCCGTCCACTGCAGTAACGGTCCCTGCTGGCTGGCAAAGTTGTAGACCTTCTGTGTGCCGTCACTGGCAATAAGCACTGGCTTGCCAAACAAGCATTCCTGCCGTGGGAACACGATGTTGTTGCTGTTTTTCCACGCCGACACGGCCTGCACGGTTTTAATGCTGGACGTGTCGACGTCGATCAGGCACGTGCAGGCAAAGCAGCCGTTGATGTTTTCGCACTTGGCTTCCATTACGGCAGCGACGCTGGGGTCGTGCGAAAAAGCGGGGCAAACAATTACGCCCGGCACAAGGCCAGTTGTTTGAAAAACGTCCTCAATTACTTCCAAGCCGCTGCGTGCGCCAGTGCTTATGTCAATGCCGCCGATAATGTCTGAGGCATCGATCGGCGTGCCGCTAATTTTTTTGCCGCTAACAGATATCTGCGACGTGTCGGAAGGGATGTGGCCTGTGGCAAGACGCGTAACCACCCATGTGTTCGTGCTGGATAGCGTGAGCAAATAGTCCGTGCCAAGCACGTAAGCAGAGCCGCCGCCAGCTGGCGCAACAACAATTAGCCACGCGATCAGCTCGGTTTCAGCCGTGTCCACTTGGCCGTTTACGAGCGTGAAAGTGTTGGGACCGTAAACCGTTGCATTCTCTTCCGGATCATTAACTGGCACGTAAATAACTGGATACATGCCAAACTCAACAAACTGCGCGTCCATGTGCTCGCAGATGTCGTAAGCGCTCCAGTTTAGGCTAAAGCCAAGCGCTTCGACTGCGTCCTGATACGTGTTGAAAAGGTTCGGCTTGTTGATGGCCGCCTTGCCGTTAAGCGACAAGTGCAGCGGCGCTGCGCCGAACACGACGTTTACGCCGGGCACCGCTTCGACGGGTGAAATTACACTTGTTGGAACGTCAGACCAGCTGACGCCGTGTGGAAAAGTTCCTAATGTTGGCATGTTATTTTCTCCGTGTTGTTTTGTGTTTTACATCAATGGCAGGCGCAGCTTGTTTTTGGGTGCCGAGCCATGCTTGGACTGTCCGATACAAAGTTGCAAATTTGCCGCTTTGGCCGCGCATGTTGTGCGCGTAATCAAAGTTGAGTTCGCGGCGCACTGCGCCTGCCTGCGCTATTGGCACAACAAGCTCGGCAATGGCAGGACAGTTTTTTATTGCCAGCTCGAGCGCTGGATGCACGCCGTTGTAAAATACAAAGCCGTATCCAATGCCGTAAGCGTGCAGGCGCGGTCCCAGATAGATTTGTTGGCCTTTAATCATGTGCGCGGCACGCCTGTAAACGGCGCTAGGGTAAAGCTCTCGGCGCGCACGTCCATGCCTTCGCCGGGCGCAAGGCTAAACACGTCTAGCTCCACCCACGGCCTTGCGCTTGGCAGTTCCCACTGCGTTGTCATTTCGCCGCAAAAGTGCGGAAAGTAATCGGCGCGCTCCGTGTCGTATAGCTCCCACTCTACAGGCAGCACGATTGGAAACGCCTTATCGATGGCAGCTTGGCCGAACTGCGTAAGCGCTATTGCGGCGGCTTCGATCATGTTGAGCACGTCCTGATACCCTTGGCTGTCCGGATTTTCGTCGTAGCTCGTAAATAAAATGCGCAGCGTGACCATTGTGCTTGCCGTTTCCACGCGCGCCTTTGTGGCCTGCACAATGATGTTTGGCACGTCCGACAGCCTATCCATGTCAATTTCGCCGGTAACAGTGCGCGGCACGCGGCCACGTATTACACGCGGCGCAACTTTTAACGCCAGCGTTTGCTGCCGCAGTGCGGGGTCGTATGACACTGGCGGCTGATCGGGATCCTGCACAACGCGCGGCTCCATCGGCTGCGGGCTTGTTGCCTGCGACAAATTGAGCGTTGGATTATCGAGCCGCAACGTGGAAAACAAGTTGGTCAGGAAGCCAACTATTGTGCGCTCCAAATCAAACGCCGTTTGCGTCCGTATGCCTTTGTCACTGGCAGGCGGCGTAACAGGCTCTGGCGTTGCCATCCCCATAGTTTTACAAAGTCGGCTTAAGAATTTTCAGGCCAATGATGATGAACAACGCCAGTTCAACGGCAGTGTTCAAGCGTCCCCACCACGGCCACGCAGTTCCGGCAAAAAGGCCAATCAAAATCAACAGCAACAGCACCCAATAGATGATCGTCAGCAGTCCCATAACTTTGTTCCTTTCATGTTTGTTTTGCGCCTGCCGATTCCAGCACGCGCTTAAATTCGTGCTCCAAGCGTTTGCCAAGTGTTTCAGCCATCTTTTCGTTTACGGCGGGCCCGACGCTTGGCTGGCTTGCCATAATTGGCGCGCCAATGGCGATGATCTTGCGGATTGGCAAACGGCCAGCGCCACTGCGGCGCTGGTAGGGACCGCTGAGACCGCTGGAAACAAAGCCTTGCGCCACGTAGCCGCCGCCGTCACGCCTGATTTGCACATACAGCGGCCGTCGGCGCGACGTTGGAGCATGTGGCCTGTAAACAAACTTGTCAGCGCCGAGCATGCCCTGCTCGATGCGGATCTCGCCGCCGAGCGTTTCGCGCGTGGCACGGCGGATTTTCGTCGGAATGTCCTTCTGCTTTATCGTGTAGATCTTCCTAATCTCGCGCCGCAGCGCTGTTTGACCGCTGGATAGCGTGCGGTTAATGGCTGGCACAAGCACGCGCGGCACGCCGTTGTTTATGCCGCGCAACACGCGCTGCATTTGCGCTAAAGCTTTGGCATCAATCGTTATCATGCGGCCACTGGCAGCTTTCCGGGTTGTGATCTGTAAGCCACCAGCGCCAGCTTGTAGCAGCTTTCCTCATCCGTTACGTCCATGATTTCCCACGGCACGTTGGCAGGCGAATATATCAACTCACCTGCCAACGGCATCCGTGGCAAATACTTGTGCTCTATAAAGCAAATCACGCTGCCAAGGAAAATGCCATGCACGGCTACAACTGGCTGCCGCTTGGCCTGCTCCTCATCCCAGACGACGCTGGCTTGGAAAACCGTAAAGCCGCCAGCGCCGTCGTTTATTCTGAATTCGCGCACAGTGGCAAACTCATCCGTGTTTTCAAACACGTTTGCCAGATCAGGTGCGAACTGGTCGCGCAAACTCATAACTCTGCGTGCGCCTGCCTTACTTTTGTTTCCGGTTTTTCTCGATGGCCTTAATGATGTCGTGCTTGCGCGCATCGTGCGCCAGCTCAACGCCTTCCTGCGCGGCAATGTCCTTCAGCTCGTCGACCGTGTGGCTTTCCAGATCGTCGCCGCCGCCGTTGCCGGGGTTGCCGCCGCCAGCGTTGCCGCTTTTGCCTTTGTTCTTTTCGGCCAAGCTTTTTGGCTTGTCCGGATCGTCAGGCCAGTTGGCACTGCTGCCGCGCGTTTTGTTTTTGGCAGCCTTGTCGGCAGCTTCCT